GTTGTTCCGTTAATTACATTTGATGTAGATACTGTAAATGTTACTGTATCTCCTTCGTTGATTGAACTTGCAGAAGATGTTAACGAATCATAACTAGGCCCAGGTGTTTGACTTGTATCATTTACTGTTACACTATCACTTAATCCACCAGTGCTTGTACCTGCACTATCTGTTGCGTCTAGTGTTACAGTAAGTGTTTCACTACCTTCTGTTGTAACATCATTGTCTAATGTAAATGATACAGAACCTGTATTGCTGTTAATTGTAATATTACCAGTCATTGATCCGCTGCTTAGATCACTTGCACTTATACCAGAGACTGTATACCCTATAGTTGTTCCGTTAATTACATTTGATGTAGATACTGTAAATGTTACGCTTCCGCCTTCGTTAACTGAACTGACATTTGCTGTAAATGTTGTATAAGTAGGCACAGGTGTTTGGCTTGTGTCATTCACTGTTACATTGTCACTTAGACCACCAGTACTTGTACCTACACTATCTGTTGCATCTAGTGTTACTGTTAGTGTTTCACTACCTTCTGTAGTAAGATCATTTTCCAGCGTAATTTCTAATGACCCTGTATTGTTGTTAATCGTAATACTGCCTGTTAATAATGCTGCAGTAATATCATTTACATCTACGCCTGAAATTGTGTATCCTATTGTAGTTCCATTTACTATATTTGATGTGTTGACTGTAAAGGTAACAGTTCCTCCTTCATTTACATCACTTAAATTTGCAGTAAATGAATCGTATGACAATACTGGAGCTTGACTTGTATCATTTATAGTTACACTACCTGATTCTGCAACCTGAGTACCACCTACACTGTCATTGTAAATTACAGCATAAAACGTTTCTGCACCTTCAGTAGTCGTGTCTGCAGTAGGAGTAACTGTAAATGATCCTGCATTTGATGTTATTGTAAAATTACCGCTCGAAACTACAAAATCATTAGTTGGTATAACTTGCCAATAAAGAGTTGTTGAATCTGCAATACTAGTAGTTGTTACATTAAATGTTAAACTACTACCTTCATCTACATTATTTGCAACCGGAACAACTGAATAGGTAGGTCCATCAGGTGTAAATGTAGTATTACCTAATGTAAATTTACTATTTGTAGTTACGTTTAATGGTTGTCGCCCGTATCTAGAATACAACATCCTATTACTTGCTCCCATTAGACTTTCATCTATAAGTTCATAGTCTGTATCTGAACCCGTTGTGTATAGCACACTCTTAGCGTCATTAAAAATTCTATCTTGCATTTCTGCAGGAGTTAGATTAGGGAATACCTGTAGGTGTTGTGCAATTACTCCACATACTTGAGGACTAGCCATTGATGTTCCGCTAATACTTGTTATTACATAATTGTTATCAGTAGGATCTGAAACGGTTGTGTAGTTATCGTTGATGTTAGATGTGCCAGCAAGTATGTTAGAACCAGGTGCCCATATATTAACACTTGGTCCTCTACTAGATGAAAATGCAGTTTTATCTTTGTATGTTGTATCAAATATTTGTGTTGAATCAATGTTACCAACCATAAATGCATTTTGTGAACGTGGGCTTGATCCTTGATGGTAGCTTCTAGTACCTATAGCAGAAAATAACACAGTGTTATTATAATCCGGTCCTCCACTTATGTCTGCTTTGTGCCAATCATTGCCTGCTGCAATGCAAACGTGTATACCGTCTAAGATCATATCTTCAACTTCAGCATCTACTGAAGCAACTCTTGACGGAACTCTAAAATAATCATATGCAGGATTAAAAATACCGTAAACACCTTCAATTGTGTCACTTACACCTGTTGCAGCCATTAGTACTGCTCTGTCTGTATAGTCAACACCCCAAGTCCACGCAGTGCCTCTATATACGCCACTTGTAGGATTGCCTGATGCTGTAGCACCGTAGCCCCAGCTCATATTAACTACAGTTGGACGCCCGTTAGTTTTAGCATTGTGCCAAAGACGTATAGCATCAAATGCATCTGCTAAAGGAATGCCTGTTCCACTATCACCTACACCTTCAAGTCCGCCTAGTTTCTGTGAGTACACATGAGCGCCCTTAGCCCATCCGTATTTTAATCCTGCGGCTGTACTTGCTACGTGTGTTCCGTGTCCGTCGAAGTCTCTGTAGTGGTTAGCACTCTGTGTTCCTGCTAGGCCACTAGCAGTGTACCAATCAATTTGTTGTAAACGACTAACACCGTTATAGTCATTCCATTCAGGATGATTTGCTTCAATGCCACTGTCTTGTATTACTACGTCAACACCTGTGCCGTCAATTGCATACTCGTAATCGCCTGAAATGGTTGTGCCATTATTGTATGTATTTGTTTCTTCTATGCAGCGTCTTAGTCCCCAATTTACATAAGCACTATTCACTCCGCTGCCTCTTTGGAATGTTCCTTGTTGATAAGCATTTAATCCAATACTAATATCATCACGTTGCTCTGGCGGTATCTCTACTGCACGTACTCTAGGGTCTGCACGTAGAGCTTCTGCTTCTTCATCTGTAAGCATAAAGTGTGTTTGTATACGTGAACCAGGACGTGGGTTAGCAACGTCTACTGAGCGATTAGGAATAGGGCCTGCTCCGCTACTAGCAGTAATCTCTTCTTCTAGTTCGGGCAAGTCTTCTCTAGTGTTTGCTATTACTGTGTATTCTTTTTCACTCATAGTTAGAACTCGTATACCAATACTATAACTTCGCCTGTATCTACAGCATCGCCAGTGCTTATCCTAGTAAATGTAATTTCAAATGACCCTGCCGATTTTACCACATTAAATGCTACATCTGGAGATGAAGGCCATTCATTGTGTGTTACACTAACAATGTAATCAGTTGCAGTTGCATATGCATTTGTAAAAGTGAATGTGTATTCTCCTGTAGGACTTCCAATAGTAGTTGTGGTACTGATAGAAATATCATTGCTTCCTGCCCATGATGGACTTGTTCCTAATGTAATCTTACCTCCATAAGATGGAAGAGGTACACCGTTGGCAGTTATTCCATCTGGTGCAGTGAGAATTAAGGTACTTGCACTATCTAATGTAATAGTACCAGTTCCTGATGTTTCAAGTGAGCTGAAGCTTAATGATCCTGATGTTGAAAAGTCATCGTTTATCCATTGTGTACCACTCCATTTTAGGAATTGTCCAGCTTGAACTGTATTGATATTTGTATCAGACAAATCGTTTAATACTGTATCAGTATCTAATATTTGTTTCCAGTTGCCGCTATGAGCAAAATACGCATGTCCTTCAGAATGAGCGTGGGCAAACATACCATGATATGTGCTTGCATCTACTGTAGTCTCTAAGGTGTTAAAATCTGCAAAAACATTGGCATACCATAATTGACCAGTTGTTATTAAATTACCATTGTCGTCAACTGTTATATTAGAGTTTTGCAGTGTATCTCCAGTTGTGCCATCAAACCGTACAATAGCATTATCAGTTGAACTTACTGCTTTTGTAACATCTCCGCTTGCGGTTGCACTTATTACACCATCTACATCTATTGTTATATTTGTTCCTTGCTTTACACCACCTAAAACAGTATTAGTTGCAATAGGTAAAGTATATGCAGTTGCTGCGGAAGTCCAAGTAGTTCCGTCCCATGTCCAAGTTATATCACCTACTGTAAGAGTATCGTTAAGTACTGGTGAATTTGGAAAATTAATTGCCATGTTTATCTATTCCTTTTCTCATAAATCATGAATAATTATCATGATTTCGCCTAAATCTAATGGAGTTTCATTCCAACGTCTAATTATAAATTCAACTCTGTCAACAAATCTTGTTGTGCCAATTTGTACTCCATTTCCTGCTGTCCAGTTAGTACCATCATAAGACGCATTTACAATGTAATCTGTTCTAGCAGAGTAAGGAGATGGAAATGTAAGGGTATATACAACGTCTAAACCTTGAGCTGATCCGTCACCGCCGGACTTTGATACAGTATAACCGGTTGTGCCCATCCATGTTGGATTGTTACCATTCATATTAATACAACCGATTGCAGTTGGTGAACTTTGTGAAGGACTGGAACCACCTTGTGGTGTGGTATCAACCCATTGCAAACTTGTACCGTCATTGTAATAAATTTTTAGTAAGCCGTTGCTTGAATTCCACCAAAGATCCCCATTAGCAGCAGTCACGGGAGCTGTATCAGAAATAGATACCGCAGTAGCTGTTGTCAAATATCCAGCAGTTGAATGATCTCCCCAACTGTAAGCTGTATTCCAATTAGAAATTTCAGTATTTCCAATATTTGCTGCAGGACTTTGGGTAAAAACTGGATCAGTTTCTGTGTAGGCAAATGTAGATGCCACCCAAGCTGTTCCATTCCATCTTAACAATTGGTTAGTTTCAGGATTATCTGTAAAATCAACATCTTGTAATGATCCTAAATTTTGCTCAGATATTGTTGTTAGATAGCCAGCACTTGAATGATTGCCCCAGTTGTATGCGGTGCTCCAATTTGCAATGTTCAAATCAGTTATTCCAGCAGCAGGACTATCAGTAAAAACAGGATCAGTTTCTTCATAAAAAGTTAAATATCCAGCTGCAGCATGATTGCCCCAAGTATACGCTGTGCTCCAATTTGCGCTGTTATTTTCTAATGCTGTTGTCCTAGTATTTAAATCCGTGAAATTCCCATCTAATTCTTCGTGCGTTAGAGCACCATTTTTTGTTAGTCTTAATACTATTGCCATTATTCTACATATCCTAATTCTACATAATCTGGTGTTATGTATGTGTTGGTATCTATTACAATATCTTCTTCTGCATTAATATTTAGTGAGGTAGATAATGGATCTTGTAGATTTCGTAACTCTACAAGATGATTTTTTCTAGTAGTTTTAAATCCTAATTGTGATGTTTTATCTCTACTTAAATTTATAACCTTAACAACTATAGAACTTAAAGAACGTTTATCTAATCCTCCTAAACTGTCTAACAATGTAAATATTTTTACACCTTCGACTTTGGCCTGGGTTAACAAAACTTGCGAAATTGTACGACTTGCAAGAGTACCAAACCCTCTTTTTTCAAAAAAACCTAATACCGCATCATATTCTGACACTGCTATTTCTACAGGTTTGTTAAAATAATTATCAAAATATTGAATAACTTTGGATTCAGATTTTGTTAAAGGTTTTTTTGGCAATGCTGACATTTTTATCCTTTACTTAAAAATTTGCATTAGGCAAACCGCTTACAACATTATCATAGACACTGTCAGATCCGCTAGTAATAATATTTGTAATATCTTCGTTTATTCCAGCTTGCGTTAAGTCACCTATATTTTGTGCAAGATTAACTCCTGCAATAACTGCCGCAATTGGGTTACTGAATCCTTTGCCTGTTGCTCCGTATTCAAATAAATCCGCTGCACCTGACAATACTGCTCCTAGTGAAACTGATCCTCCACCTAATAAAGTTATAGGACTAGGTGTGACATCGTAATGTGCTAAATCTCCAAATCCATTAGGTTCTCCATCTGCACCTGCTTCGGTACCTCCTCTGTCAACCCAAACTGTTTCATATGCAACAGTCATAGTATTTTCATTTGTGCTACTTCCGTCAGCAGAATTTACATCTCCATGTTTCCATTCTGTTACAATAGGATTGACTAGGGTATAGGTAGTATAGGTATGTCTAGTCATTTGACTTATTTGTATGTCTATAAAAAACGGATCTGTAATTTGATTATGTAAACCAAACGTGTATTTATTTCTCTCAGCACCTAGGTAAGTACTGTCTCTTGCCGGCCAACTCTTATCATAAGCTCTACGTAATTGATCAACTCCGTAATTACCATCAGCAAAATAATATCTATAATATGCTTCAAATAATCCTGTTGCAATTCCTAGATTGTCATCATGGAAAGATATGTTAATAGGATTATAGGTTAAACCTGTTTGAATATTTGCTGTTCGATTGTATTTTTTCTTTGTTTCTATCTGTGCAGAAAAACTAGGTAAATCACTTGCTTTAACCAATAGGCCAGCTTCTAACGTGTGTTTTTTCTCACTCCAGGTAGGTAAAGTTTTTTTGATGGCCGGACTAAAAGTGAAAGCTACATGATATAGGAACTTAACTTTTGGGGCTAATCTAAAACTATTTTTTACAAATGTTCTGCTTGCGTGTCGCCAATCGCCTAAATTTCCCTTAGGGTTGAGCACTCCGCTTACAAGATTATCTAAAAATCCGTCAAAAAGTCCCATATTTTGTTCTTTAAAAAAATAAGGAGCGAAACGCTCCTTAAATTAATTAAGCACCGCCGCCTGTTGCAAGAGTACTTACATTTCTTGCAATAGCTGTTCCAATGCCAACTCCTTGTGGAGTTTGAATTGCATTATCATAGCGTATGTTCAAGGTAATTGTTACCGGTGCTGACTCTGCATAGTTTAAACTATTATAATTCGCACTTTCTAAGTAGCAACCAAAAAGTTCAAAAGTTTCTAAAACGGTAGGTACATTTGCTGCGTTACCGCCATCTAAGATTTCTATCACAGTTGTAAATTTGTAATCTAAACCTGATGCTGCACTTGATTGCTCATAAAAATCAAATTGTTTCTGTAATTGTTCACCTACTAAAGTTTGTACTTCATTGTTAACATCTTCACGTAAGTTAATTGTAATAGGTTCCCAAGTATGTTTTCCTGCCAAGTATACCCTAGAGTTATAAACATCTAGGGTAATTTGATCAAAGGATATATTTGGTTTAGTACAATCTATCACTTGTTTTGTTAATTCAGTTGTAGGTGTTTTAACACCAAAATTATTAAACGATACTCTAAATCGATATTGTAATTTTGGCATCAATAGCCCTTGCGATGATGCTGAATCACCGGATGCTAAGGGCACTGTCATTTTAGATAATGTTGCTATAGCCATTTAATTTGCTCCTAATGTATTTATCCTAAATTAAAGCCCGGATATTTCGCCGGTATTCTTGATTCTTAGTGGTATATAGATAAATTCAATTGCTTTTACTGGCTCTATGGCAATATCTACATACAACTCGTTTCTATCAATTCTACTCGGAGTATTATTTGATTCATCGCATACAACTAAGAAATCATATAATGCTCTTAATCCAACAAGTTCAAGCAATAATGTTTCTACTTGTTGTTTTATTTCGTCTCTAGTAATTTTATCATTTGGCTCAAACAAGTAAGGTTTAGCTAAAACTTTCAGTTGGCCTCTTAAGTAAATGATTAATCTAGCAACATTTATCCTATCTAGCGAACTGGCTACAAGTTGTCTTGTTTTCTGTCCAAAACATACTAATCCTGCACCTGTAATAAACGTAATTGGATTAACATTATTTGAATATAATGTATCTCGCATACCTTCATTCATTGCAAGAGTTTTAAACTCGCCTTCAGCTGTAACCGTACCGCTCGATGTTGCGTTAGTAATATTACCTCTCCTTGTACCAGCAGGAGCAAACCATGGATAAGAAACTTGATCACTAAGTGCAATAGTTCTTAACATCATATGACTTGCAGGTACTACTACATTATTACCGAAATTATCACTTGTGAAACCGCTTGGATAATAAACTGCCATGTATGGGTCTGAACTTACTAACCCTACTATATTATCTTCTGCAGCACCATTAACGTTAGTTGCCCATTCATTGAGCACTGTTGCATTTGGTTCTAATCTAAAAGGCGTGTCACCAACGATAAATGCTGATAAATTTCTATCATAATTTAGTGAATTCATTTCACCTATTAATTCTGGATATCCTGGACATGCCATTAAATTAAACAATCGTGATTCGTCATCTCTAATTTCATCATTGCTGTTTACAAGGGCTTGTAATTGTTGGACAACAACTTTACGTTGAGCAATTCTTCCAAAAGATCCACTTCCGTCAATCTGATTACCGGATTCTGTAACCCATCTATCTGGAAAATATGTTGTATCTTCTGTTAGTCCTGTCATTGCTTCGTTGTTATATCTAATATTCTTACCAGATAATTCTAAATAATTTTTATGGTATTTTTTAACATTAAACCCGCTTCGTCTTAGATTGAATAACAACATTCCTTTTGGATATAATGCTGGATCTGGACTGTCTGGATCAACATAATCGCTTACTAATAAATCAGCAATATCGCCTGGTTGATCACTATTCACACCTGATGTGTTGTATCTTGCATCAGCAAATAAAACGCCATCCTCTGTGGTTTGATCGGTTGTATCTAGAATGAACCATCTATTTGCTTTTGGTAGATCTGTTCTATCGTTATTATAGCGATAAATTTGAGGATACTTTTCAATATCTGATGTATCAATCCATAAATCTCCTGTAACCAAAGCTGTATTATCGCTTTGAACTTTTGGCATAGAAGCACTGACAATTGGTCCATTTGGATCGGTTTTTTCGCTATCTACTACGGTGTAGAACGGACTTGCAGTTCCGCTCATGCCACTTGTACCGTCGTATTGATATCCTACAAATTCGCTACCGTTGTGGACAAGTATGTCAACTTCGTCAATTATTGAACTATACCATAATGTACCGTCTGCTGTGTCTGCTACAACTTCTGCATCGCTAGCGGTATAATTTAAAACTTTCCATAAAGTAGCAGTAAAATCTAAAGGATTTGTAGACGAATCTGTCCCTGGAGAATAATATAAATTTGGAGTGCCTGTTGTTTCGTCAACGTAACCACTAAATCCAGCTGCAGTAAGCACACCGTTAGTGTCGATGAATTTTATATCTCCTCCAAGTGTATGTGAAATTACAACTTTATTTTGAGCATTTACAGCGGCACTTAAATTTTTTATACCAGCGTCATTGATCGCATCGGCTAAAATTGTTGCATCAGATGCAGCTCCTGCATAATCTGCAGAAATTGTAACTACATCTGTGTAATCTAATGTACCTGCATCAGACACTTGGACTGTAAATGCTTGGGCATTACCTGAAAGTTGATTTGTAATCCTTACACCAACAATTTGTGTAGGAGCTACATCATCTCTTCTATAAAATTTTACTGTTCCAACAGGACGTGATGCATTTCCTATGTTTGTTTGAGCATACAAATCTCCAGTTAATAAGCCAAGACCTCCCTGTGATCTATCTAATGTGTACAAAGCCTCTAAATTTGAGTCATAAACTGGAATATCTTGTTGTTCCCAAATTTTTGTTCCGTCGTTCCATTTGGAAACCGAAAATGCCATTCCTTTGTTAGGACTAGTTGTTTTTAACCATAAAGATCCTGTAGGTCTTGGATTTGCTGCAGTTGACTTATATTCAGGTACATTTGTATGTGGACCAATTTGTAACATTGGAACATAAAATAATGCATTGCCTGTTCCTACATCAAATGAAATTCCAAGTTCGTCTAGTGGATTAATATCAGCATTTGCATTATTATGAAGCAATAAAGTTTCAATTGCTCCACCTGCGCCATCTGTTCCATCACTGTAAATTTCTAATTTACCATCAACATTTGCAGCAGATACATTTCCATTTGGATGAGCAGTAATAATTGATGCTACTACATCGTCAACTGTATCTCCAGGATTAACTGCAATAACTACTCCATTAATTTCAAAATCTGCTGCAACAGCACCTACATCATTTGAAAATACCGTGTTTACTGCTGTTCCTGCAACAGTAGCCCAGCTTTTCATCCATGCATTACTACCAACTAGTACCCATTCTGTGGTGTTTCGGTAGAAAATTTTGTTTAAGGTAGTTGTTGCTACAACTGCATATGATCCAGATAATCCTACGGATTTTTTAGGAATTTCTCCTGCAAATCCATTAAGGCTAAGTGAACCTGTATTTGTTAAATCTGTTGTATCGGTAATTACAACCGGCACTTGATTTGTAAAATTTTGTCCGCCATTTAGTATACTTGCTCCATTCCATTCTTGTATACCCCATAACGAAATGCTTGTATCTAGCCAATACGTACCGTCGGCTGGATCTGCTCCTGGTGCTGTAGCAGACCCTTCTAATGCGCCTAAATCTACATCGGCTCTTACAATATAGGCTCTGTTTGCTATTCCCAAATATGAATAAGCTGCTTGTAATCCATATTCATTTAATTCACCACCGTGAATAGGATTATTGTTTGTATCAGTTTTAAAAATTGGGTCTCCAAAAGTATCTACAAGATCTCTTTGAGATGTAATCAGGTACGGTGTACCAGCATTTGCTGATAAAGTTCCAGGAGCTGTACCTGTACCGGCTCCGTTTGGTTTATTTGAAGCTGTTGCTACAAAAATACAAGGTAAGGTACCAGGTGTTGCCGGAGTATAAAAACTTTCGTCAACTACTTTAACCTCTACCCCTGGTGATACTAGTGCCATATTACTTTCTCCTATTAAGGCTATAAATATTCTAAAAGTATTTAGCAGAATATTAGGAATTTATTGGTTTCAAAACATAAATAGGAAAGGGGCAAAAAGGTGAGCTAATGAGACCATTATGTATCTGTGGTATACGACCAGCAGCAATTAATTATAGAAAAAACAACAAAACTTATTATAGAAAAAAATGTGAGATTTGTTTAAAAACGGATGAGGTAGCTGTCGGTATTCCGTTATGGCAAATTAATGGATATACAAAAAAAAATTACTGTGAAAAATGTAAATTTTCTAGCCCTTACCAAGAACAATTTAACGTTTATCATATTGATGGTAATTTGCGAAATTGTAAATTTTCTAATTTAAAAACTATCTGTGCAAATTGTCAAAGAATTTTGTCTAAAGAGGGATTAAAGTGGAAACAAGGCGATTTAATACCGGATTTTTAACCTATAATAAATCCATAGCCGGTTCCACCTGCAATTGCTGTAGAAATTTCTTGTTCTAATTTTTCCATTTCTGCCTGCGCTTCGCTTTTTAATGCATCACCATTAAGTTGTCCTCCGCCTTGGGGACCTGCAATTGTAGCAAATTTAGACCTTGCTTCTCCTAGCATCATTTTACAAATAGCTAAAGCATAATCTCTAATCCAACTTTTTCCCATGTAATCACTTAATAATTGATCATCTGGTCTATAGTTATAGCATTCAAGTAATAAAGTTTCTTCTGCTCTAGGACGTTGGAGTATTGTTAAGACATGTCTTGTCCTGTTCCAATTAAATTCTATAAAAGATCCAAACATCCTGCCTACAAGTTCTTGGAATTGACTAAAAAAATCGTAAGTTGCTAATCCACCTAAATTAGAACTTGCAAGTAAATATGTGTTAGTGTATGCTAGGTTAAATGGCTCAAATATACTGCCACCGTCACCGCCACCTGTTCGAGAGCCTATACTACGTCTAAATATTCGGCGCACTTCTAAAATTTCTTTTGGTAAGGTGTAGGTATTCTGATCTACAATTGTTGGCATAAAAAAATAACTTTCTTCTGTGCTATTTTCAGTTCGTTGCCTATATCTTGCTAATGCTTTATCCAAAGCAGTTTCATAATGTACAGGATCAAGTTCTACATCTACCATTCCTCCGCCTAGCATGTTGTGAATGTAATCGTAAACTTCTTGTCTCAATGTAGCTATTTCAGTCATATTTTTATGTCTCCTATAGTATTTATCGACTCGATAAATACTATATGCCTAGAATATCTTTATACAAACCCAGTAAAGGGAACGATTACAATTTTATAGATGCAAGAATATTTGAAATGTTTACTGTTGGCGGAACAGATGTAAATATCCACAAATATTTAGGACCAAAAAATCCAACTGAGGAAGATGCAACTGCAGATATTCCTCGTTATGATGCTATAACTGAAACTAACATACAAGATTTATTATTTTTAGAAAATAGAGATAGGAAATATGATCCGGATATCTATACAATTAGAGGAATTTATAGCGTTCAAGATATTGATTTTAATTTAAGTCAATTTGGATTATTTTTAAACAATGACACTTTGTTTATGACTATTCATATTAATAGTTCAGTAAAAACAATAGGTCGAAAAATAATGAGTGGAGATGTAATTGAATTGCCTCATATGAAAGATGAATATGCGGCAAACGATTTTCATGTTGCACTTAAGAGTTATTATGTTGTAGAAGAAGTTAGTAGAGCAGCAGAAGGATATAGTCCTACATGGTATCCGCATTTGTATAGATTAAAATGTAAACAAATTGTCGATAGTCAAGAATTTAAAGAAATACTTGATTTACCAATGGACGAAGAAGTTCCTGCAGCAGGTAGTCTACGAGACTTATTATCAACATATGAAAAAGACATGCAAGTTAATAATGCAGTAATTGCACAGGCAGAAGCTGATGCAAAGAAAAGTGGTTACGAAACTGGACATTATTTTACATTGCAAACAAATGACGAAGGTAGGGTAGAGTTAGTTACAGCTGATTTAACAGAATTAGATGCAAGTGTTGCAAATGAATTGGCTGATAGAGTTATGCAAACTCCAGAAAGGACAGGCTATACTGGTTATTTACTTGGTGATGGAATAGCCCCTAATGGTGAAATTTTTGGTCATGGTACTCTTTTTCCTGAAGGTAGTGTAACAGGAGATTATTTTTTAAGGACAGATATGGTTCCTAATAGATTATTTAGATACGACGGAAGACGCTGGATTAAAATGGAAGATAATGTTCGTATGACAATGACTCAAACCAATGACAGGAGTACGCAAAAAGGTACGTTTATTAATAATACAAATGTTACAACTGTCGCCGGCGAGTCTGTGCCTGAAAGACAGAGTGTAAGTAAAGCTCTTAAGGCTAAAACCGATAATGTGTAAGGTGAATAATGCAACATTTTTATGATGGTCAAATCAGAAGATACATAACTCAAATTGTTAGGATGTTGAGTAATTTTAGTCATAAAGATATTGAAGGAAATTTAAAGACTATTCCTGTAGTTTACGGAGATCTGGCTAGGCAAGTTGGATCTATCCTTAAAGATAATTCTGAATTAAAAATTATAGGAGCGCCTAAAATTTCAGTTTACATAACTGGTTTAGAATTAGATAGATCTAGATTATCTGATAGTAGCTTTGTAAGTAAAGTTAATATTAGAGAACGAGCATATGATTCTAATAACGAAGAATATTTAAACATGCAAGGAAAAAATTATACAGTTGAAAGATTGATGCCAACTCCATATAATTTATCAATTAATGCAGATATTTGGTCAACAAACACAGACCAAAAATTACAAATCTTGGAGCAAATTCTTATGTTGTTTAATCCAAGTTTAGAAATACAAACAACAGATAATTTTGTAGATTGGACTAGTTTAAGTGTAGTTAATTTAGAAAATATAACTTTTAGTAGTAGGAGTATAGGAACAAGTACAGAAACTGAAATAGATATAGCAACTTTAGGATTTAGTACTCCTATATATATTTCACCTCCTGCTAAAGTTAAAAAACTCGGCATTATCCATACAATTATTACAAGTATTTTTAATGAATCTTACGGTAACGTAGATTTACACCAAACTATGCCAGAATTATTAGCTTACGCAGATAGTAGATATAAATCAGATGCTATTCATAAAACAAGTATTAACGAAGACGGAACAACAGTAGACGAGTTTGGAAATTTAGTTGCAACTAGACCTGATACTGATGCAGTGATTGCCACTACGTACAAGGATTATGATTTGTTTGTAATGAACGATACATTAAAATTAATACCAAATACTGCTTCCGCAAAATCAGTTACATGGAAAGAATATCTAGATGCATATCCTGATATTTTTAATCCTGGCATTTCAGAGATACATTTGTATAGGAATGATTTAGATACAGATATTGTAGGAAGTATTACAATTAGTTCATTAGATGATTTTATTATGAGTGTTAATTGGGATTATGATACTTTACCAAGTGATACTATCATATCAGGTCCTACAGGCGATAAAACAAAAATCGACTACATTATTGATCCTATAAAAACTAATCCAACTAATTTAAAAACTGTTGGACTAAGGTTATTGCTACTAGATACAAATATTGGAAATACTAATAACACAGACGGTGCTGATGCATGGAAAAATGACAACGGAACCGATTTTATAGCAGGAGCAAATGACATTATAGAATGGGACGGAAATACATGGCATGTGGTATTTGATTCAAGTGAACACGGAAATGAAATAGTGTATACTACTAATTTAAACACAAATATACAATACAAATTTATTAACAATGAATGGATCTTATCGTTTGAAGGAGAATATCCACATGGTTCATGGAGGATAAATTTCTAAGATAACTATTTTTATGAAAGAAATAGTTTGCAGTGGGGCGCTAATTTACAGTAAAAAAGAAAAAAGGTTTTTATTTTTACATAGGACAAAAGGCAAAAATAAAAATTTTTGGGGGTTAGTAGGTGGTATTACCGAAAAAGAAGAAACTCCTTGGACTGGCTTGCAAAGAGAAATTGTCGAAGAAATTGGTGCTATTAATATTTGTAAAAGTATACCATTAGAAACTTTTGTAAGTAATGACAATCATTTTCATTTTTATACCTATCTTTGTCTAGTAGAAGAAGAATTTATTCCGCAATTAAACGATGAACATGATGGGTATGCATGGACATCATTATCAAAATGGCCTAGACCGCTACATCCTGGTCTTAGAAATACCTTAAGTGTTAAAATTAATCAAGTAAAATTAGAAACAGTAATTAAATTATTAGATTTATTAGCAAGTACCTAAACCTTTAACTGTGTCATTGACTGGTTGTTTACTATTCCTCTGATAAAAGTATTAAAAGATAAACTAATCCTAGGTAAATCTGATGCATTTACCGTAACTAGATGTTCTAAATTGCTAGGAAAAATTAATATTGTTCCCGGATCAGGGCAAAAAGTCATAGATTTAGCATTAAATAAATTTGGAGTTTCAATTTCATATTCAAGAGTTTGATATTGTCCAGTGATAAAATTTAATAATCCAGTATCTTTATCGGCCTGTAATATAACTATACCTGAATAAACAGAATTAGGATGCCAATGTCTATGGTGCATTTGATCTCTAATAGATTTGTTAAGCCAACTTTCTGTTATATAAATTTCAGTCTGTTTTTTGACACTTAAAACATCATAAAAATAATCTTGTAAAGAAAGCATTACTTGCTCTTTGAGTATTGAAAATTCTGGCATTTCTAACACGTCGGTGCTCGTGCTTATAAAATTGTTATAATTTTCTGCCCATACAATATTATCAAGATTGACACTATCTATATCTATACGTCCTTCGTATAATGGTTGGCTAAAAAGCGGATGAATACCTAATTCATTCATATTGTTTTCCTTTTATTATATATACTTTATATGGAAGAAAAAGTTAAAAAAACTGATTGGGGATACGAATTAATATGGGCATCACATCCTACCTACATGGGAAAAATTTTAGTATTTGAAGGTTTAAATGCTCGTACAGATATGTATCTTCATAAAACAAAAAATAAAAGTTTGTTTGTAAATAGTGGAAAATTTAAAATTAGATGGATTGAAACCAGTAATGGCGAAATTAAAGAAGTAGAATTTCTAGAAGGTAATACTTTTGATGTTCCTGCAATGATGCCAATACAAATTTGCAGTCTAGCATACAATGGATCGATTGCAGAAGTTTCTGATAACAATCAAGACGATATTTGTATAATTTTACAATCAAAA